ATGTACCATTTCACTGGAGTCGATTGTCGCGCTTATTTCCCTACAAGTATCACCGAGATGTGCGCCTATCTGATTTCCGTCATAAAGCGCGTTGACTGAAGGACGGTAAACCGAGTTAGCCCCCGCCGCTCTGGGGAACAATCCGCGGAAATCAAGCACCACCATGTAAGCGCCGTTGACATCTCTGCTGTTTTTGTTATTGGGATCTGATATCTTATACCACCAATCTGCGGTGGCGTTTTTAGCGTCGCCTACATACATTCTGTCGCATAAGCGCTGATAGTTCGCAATGGCAATAACCTGACCCTCAAGCGGCAGGAGGCGCATCTGGGCCATTTCGTACTCGGTCGGCTGGAACAGGAGCATTTCTACTACGCCGTATTTGGCGTTAACTATGTTCCCAAATTGCTCTAAATTATCAACGGCTTGATGGGCGGCTTCTATCCCGTCTTCAATTTTATTCATATTTGTAACCGAGAACGGCACTCCCGGATCAGTTATCTCATCCGGTTGGTTTACCAAAATTACTGTAGTTTGCGTTTCCTGTAATTTGAGGAATTTATTCAGGTTTGAGCCTTCTCTGGGCCGCCAAATTGTCTTATTGTATGCCATGTCTTTGCTCCTTGATTAATTGTTGGCGCGGAATAAAAACTTGACAATTCGGACATATTTACTTAGTATATAGTTATATAGTAAATATTTACGCTGTATTTTGGAGGCAACGATTGAGTATAAAGGTTCAACGATATATAATTTCGATATCCATTATTTTTTTGATTTTTACTTCCTGCACAACAAATCGGGCAGAAGAAACAAGAAGAACCATTGAGATATATAACCAACAGCAAAGAGAAGCAAGGCTTGTTCAGCAAACGCAGCGAGAAGAGGCAAGGCTCGCTTTAGAAACCAAACTGGAAACATACCGGGGAATAGTAAGAGAAACAATTGAAAGAGCAAGGGATGTTGGTTCTCCCATACTTATATTCAATTATTATACAAGGTTGCCCAATTCCGCGGGCGGCGTTAGCTGTATCTTTGAATTTATGAATGTTTCTGACAAGCGTATAAAATATGTTTATTTTACTGTCGTCCCGTATAATGCCGTAGATGATATTGTTACTTGTACAATTAGTAGAGCCTCGTCTGTTACATTGGAACAAACCGGATATATTGCTCCTTTTGCAAATAATTATGAAAAATTCCCATCTTCTTTTGCCGGGTGGGAAAATGTCTGGTATAACTATAATATTCGCTATATGAAAATTAACAGAATAGAGGTAGTTTTTGAGGACAATTCAAGAAAAACATTATCAGGTAATGATATTAATTCATCTATTCTTCAACCCGATATTGCTACAGATCGTGATTTTAAAATTATTATTGATGATGGAAGATAAACTTGAAGTTTTTATAAGGAGGCGTTTTATGAAAAGATTGATTTTGGTATTATTTATTGCTTTTATCCTGTTTTCGTGTGATGATTATGCTATGGAAAACAGAAAACTATTAATAGGCACCTGGGAAGATACGTGGGAAGATGATGATCGCGATATTTATAAAGTACGTTATATATTTTCAGAAAATGAATTTACTTATGCTTATGAAGGTTTTAAAGATACAATAGAACCAGAATGGCCACATAACATAATAGGTAAGGAACCAACTAATCGTATTGACAAGGGAACATACACAGCCGATAATTCAACAATAACATTTATATTTAATACAATAGATGATAAAAATGTAACCGATGTATCGGCTATGGTTAATTATTCTATATCTAATAATGAATTGACATTAATCATTAGAGATGAACCTTGTGTATATAAAAAAATAAACTAACCTACACTGATTTTTAGAGTAGTGCCGTCTCTCCATATAACATTAGGGATTTTAGGATCACTAATGGGTAAGTTTCTCATTTGTATATTCCAGCCTGCTGTTATGCGTTGAAATGAAAGTCCACCATCTGGTAATGGGGTTTGATCCCATAAAGTTTCAATACTGCCATCGCTATAAATAACCGTAATACTTGCATACCCTTGTAGTGGCCGACCCGCTCCGCCATCCCAAAATCCAAACTGTGATACAGGTTGCCCTCTAAATGTTCCAGACACTTCAATGGATTTATTCCATTCATTACTTGTGTTGTTTCCCCAAAATGTCTTTTCTGAATTTACAACATTTTGTACTGTAGTTCCTGCTGAATATGACCTAATAGATGAATACACCGTCTCTGTACTTGCTCTCAAGGATGGAGTTTCTAATAGACCTCTGAAAAATCCTTCCTCCGCTTCTATTCTACCCTGAAGGTAAGTATTGATAAATTTTGCGTTATTTGCCTCTATCAACCCTCCTCCAGTTACCTGATCAAACGCTTTAAGCCAAAACCCGAGTACTGATCCGTCAATACCTGTAAAACCCTGAGATTTTATTATACCGTTATTTGACATTTGGATAATTATTGCAAATATTTCCTCTATCATCGCGGATTTCGCGATTAAATTACGAACAAAAATATTCATAAACGTACCAGTAGGCGCGCCATCAGTCAGATCAAAAAGCGCATTTACATAGGGGTTGCTTTCAAAATTCCCGTCAACAACTACCGGTATCTGTTCCCATGAGCTACCGTTCCATCGTATGCACAAACCTTTTACCCAAAGCCCTGATGTTGTACCCACATAGGCGACATAATCGCCCTTATTCGCCTGTACCTGCCGCGAGCTTTGCGGATTATCGTAAATTTGCACAATACCTGCATTGCTTCCGGGATTATAAGTTTTACCAAGATACCTTGGCGCCGGATCGCCTTGCTTTCCTTGTTCCCCGGGAGCACCTTCCATGATTTTTACTATCCGCAACATCCGCGTATATATCTCACCCCGGTACAGCGCCTGGACTTTGATTTCATTTCTCATTTCCAGTTCGGTCTTGCCTGTTATCCATACACTTTCTGGCAAGGATGGGAAAAAAGGCTCCGGCATGGGATCGGCGATTCCGTCATCCGCAGGATAGTGTACTATTTCTGAATTTGGGTTAATTATATTTATCCGATAGTTAGCCGCAACGGTGACAAGGCCGTTCTGATCAATTGTCACGCCATACGGAGCGCCTATTAACGACCACACGATAGCAGGCGGCATGGGATAAAAAGTATCATTAAAAAACGGGTCTACAAAACCTTCATCCGCAACCGGAAAATAAATTGTTTCTTTGTTTGATATAATATTATTTTCAAAGTAATCAGTAACCGCTTTAATCCCGTTATAAAGCGTTGCCTGTATTGAAAACGGAATTTGATCTTCCCTTGGTTTTCCGTCGCGCCGGCACAAAAGCAAATAATTCTGATTCTCTATATCGAGAATTATCCTGCCGCTACGTAAAACAGGAACCCTTTGCCGGTCCAGTTCTATTCCGCCCTCTGACAGGATAAAATCTATCCAGTCCCAATTACCTATCTGTATAGGCCCTGTATATAACAACACTGCATTACTCTCAGATGTGATATAAGAAATAATTTTATTGGAAGGCTCGGGAAGATTATTTCCCTCGATGCTTACTTGGGTGCAGGAGATAATTTCAGGTGTTATTGTGCCGTCATCTTCCCTTTTAATAACGCTTACGCTGGGACGAAGATCATACATAACTGCCGCCTGTCCTGACAAATCCATTCCATGTACAGTTTCAATCACTTCGTTTTTAGTCGCGGGATCAGGCGGAATACTGTGAGCGGGGCTTAATCCCTGCGGAGTTGTTATGTTTGCCTCATACGGAGGAATAGGCCCGGAATCGGTAGTATAAATCCCTTCCTGATACGGTATCAGCGTTACTTCGAACGTTCCGTCCCCGTTTGCTTTTTTCCCGAAACACAATGCCGGCGTTGTAATCTTTTCATATTCACCAAAAGAAACAATATCGCCTACCTGCGGCAAAGGCGGATCGGAAGCAAGAGAAATGGCAACGGTAAAATTTTTATATATCCCCGGCCCTGGCAATGAAACTTGAATAGTGCGAACCTTGCCGGGATTAATCCCGTCAAACTGCATTATTTTGATACCGTACACTTTATTCATGTCAACAACGTCAAACACACCGTCCGTTTGAATTTCGGTAATAGTATTGTTTTCAATTATCAGGCTGGTTATCGCGGCGCCTTCGCCGATTCCTACTACTATGGTATCGTCCTGTACTTCAACGCGGTTTCCGATGCCGACCAAATATCCGTCAACAGAGAGTTTTCGTATCCATACCTCGGGGCGCAAGTGCCGGCAGGCAAGAAGATAACGCCCGTTTTTTATTACCTGTTTATAATCCGTGACAAAAGGCATTTCAATAGCTTCGATTCTTGACGCGGGCCCCGGTTGCGCCGAACCGTCAGCCATTACAAATATTTCGGTTTCTTGATAGCCGTCATCTTTATTAATGAATTTTATTGAAAAACCGTCAGGCAGATCTTCAAAGTTTTTTTGATTTTTCGCTTCGAGAACATTCTGGCTGTTTAGGATCGTCACCGGATTTTCCCGCGGCTTGTCAATTAGAACGCCGTACCGGTTGCCGTTGAGTATCCTCATGCCGCGGCCCGTGTAAAGAACGGCGTGCAACAGATCGTCTACCCGCTTTTCTGATGTTAGTACCCCATTACAGGTATATTCCCGTCCCGCGCACCATTCGTAAAACTCTCCGAATGAATCCAGATCGAGCATTGAGTCAGGATAGGCGTTGCTTCCCAGCGCAGGGGATTGAAGTATTTTAAGAGCTATGCTTGCCGGGTTACTTGTCGGCGTTTCTGTGTTGCTCCAGACTGACCCATTCCATGTCCGCGCATAAGACGTGACCATACAGTTCAAAGCGTCAATAGTTCCCTGCAAGTTATCGGTCGCCTTAATGCGGAAACCAAGACGCGCTGTCTGATCCCGGTATTTCTGTATCATAGGTTTCTGCGTCACCATTGTGCCGACCGCCTGTGACGCTTCATAGTCAAAACACCATGTGCGGATAGCCGTCAGGAAAACCGTATCGGCAATTCTGTTATTTTCAGGGTCTTTCGGACTTGCGCGCTGGATACGCAATTCAAGAGTTCTGTTTACCGCAGCGGTTGCCTGCGCAAAGGTAAAAGTCTTTTCCGCGACAAAACGCATTACTTTGGCTTTTTGGCGCGTGATAGTTGTTATGTGAGTATTGGGATTATAACTTGTCGGCGATAATCCGCCGTTTGTGCCGAAACGCCCGAACTCCTGCCAAACAGGGTCGGCAGGGTTTCCACGCCATTCTACTTGTATTTCAACCGACGCGTTCTGCTTTTCTCCCTTATCGTTATAAGCAATAAGCCCGTTATTCAGCGTTATTTCTACTTGCACCCTTTGAGGGTTTTTTGCGGAAAAACGTATCGGCATATTTGAGTTACCCTCGGCGTTCATCAATTCAATGCTCAGGCGTTCTTCCACAACCCTCTGCGGATATAAACTAACTTCGCTTGCTCCCTGCCTGATTTCAAGTTCGGGATTTCCTTCGGCGATGGTCGGGTCCATATACTTAAATGTCAATTTTGGGTTTGCGGCATTGGGATTATAGTCGGGATCAAAAAATGCGGGATTATTGTTAAACGACCATTTGCCGTCAGTTGGGTTGTTTGAGTTGTCAGGGTTTTTTGCAAGGCCGTTAACCGGCCCCAGCCTTAATTCGTTTACCCGGAGTTTCCCCCAGCCTAATAAATACAGTACGTTAAAATATTGATCTTCCCCGTCAGCTCCTGCTATTTCGGTGTAAGGAGAGCCGATATACATAGGCGTATAAAGATGTTCGCCTAACACAAGCGGTATCGGCTTGTTTCTGTTGGTCTGGTTTTTCGCGCCTCTAAGCTGCGGTATGCCTTCCAAACTATCCGCTGTATTTGTAGCTGTGCTTGACGAGTCAGGAGCCAGCCATTTTAAAAGCCCTTCTTTAGCCCACTGTCCTATTGTTTTACCCGTGGCGCCGGCGACTATCGCATCAATTCCGGTATAAATACCAAGAGTTATAATGCCGAGGAATATTTCAAACGGTGATGATCCGGGTTTACCCGCAGGGAATTCCCTGATTGTGCAAATATCGCCGTTTTTTAAAATATATTTTTCGTCAACTTCAAAACCGTTCACATAAATTAACGAGTTTTCATAGTCCAGTTCCGGCAACGTTTCCAAGATAGTTGATTCCGTTCCTACGATAATTGTGTCATAAGAATTATCAAACGCGCTGCGGTAAATGTTAATTATTGACACGGTAGTACCCTTTAATTTTATGCCGGTATCTTGATAGCGGCTCGATTACAACGCCTATTTTTTTAAGCGAATGAATAAATGTACCGTCTCCCAAACAGACGCCAACATGAGACGGCTGGCCCATTACAAATATTTCTACTACCGCTCCCTCTTCCGGCATGGATAATTTTACATTGGGGATAGCGCTTTCAAGAATTTGCAGAACTGTTTTATTGGTATCAATAAGCGTATCCTGATAAAACACATCGGGGACAATTGTTCCCTTCCTGCGTAATACCTCGATGACAATGCCGTAACAATCCATGCCGCTTTTATCGCGCCCGTGAGGTTTGTATGGTATGCCAATCAAATCTTTAACCGTTATCATCACGCGCACCCCGGAACAGTCATTGGAGTACACTTAATTGACGTAATTATATAATTCATTCGTTCGTCAAACGACATTTCCCAAGAGATAGATATTTCATTCCAATTCGCTGCCCTGAGAGTAAAGCTGTTTTCTTCTAAAGGTTCAATTCCCATAACACCCAATTCGTCATATAGAATTGCCGCTATAAATTGTAACTGTGCGGGTATTTGTGTTCCGCGTATCTTTTCAATCCAAAACTGATCGATAGCGGATATGGTGAGAGTTGCGTTACCTATTTTCGCTCCCTGAGCATCAGGCGGCTGTATAGAAAAAGAAGCTGCAATATAAATATTCCCATTGTAATTTATGTTATGAGATGAATTGGCAAAATACATATCGCCGTATTCAGGATGTGATATTTTAATAAGGCAGGGAAACATTGCCGTTGTTCTTTGAGCCGCCAATATTTTCTGGACTTTGGGTGTTGGCATTATGTCGCCTCCATCCAGTTCATCTTAATTTCCAGATTGTCGCCTGATGTGTTATTTTTCTCGATTTTTGAATTCGGATCAAACTGGTATTCTGTCAATATGCCGGTATTGTCATTTATCTTCGGGTAAGCAAATGTATACACCCCTCTGCGGCAGATATTTCTCCACCATGCGTCAAAAACGCGGTCTTCCTGAAGGGTCATGTGCATAACAATACTAAAGCCGTCAGGTGTATATATATGATTGGCGCGGACTTTGTGCTTGCCGCTTCTGGTCTGGTCGGCAATGATTCCGGGAGTAGCATCCCATGATGAAGAACGGAGAACTCTTCCTACATATTTACCGTTAAGAGTCGGCCATTCTATCATCATGTGACCCTTTTTCCGTTTCTGCGCATCGACATTGTGTCAAAAGCGTTGTCGTAACTCCCGTCCATGAAACCTTGCTGTACTGCCGCGTCTACAATAACTTTTATCCGCCTTGCTCCGTTTGCGTCTGTACTTTCTTCTGTAGAAACTTTCGCGCCATGATTTTCAACTGTTATAAATACCGGGGATGATACGCCGCTCATTAAGGTTTCAGGATTTTTTGTCGCTATGATGTAATCTTTAGGATCGGTACGGAATACTCCATGAGGGCTAAGAATCATATCATTGACATTTTGGTAATTCTCTATAGCCCATTCAGCGTTCAAATGCCGGCGTTGCTGTAAGTAGTATTCCTCCTGTATTTTAAGAGCGGCGTATAACTTCGCGTACTGATCGTTAAGCGCTTTAAGCCTTTCTTCCTCTTTTTTTCTTTCGTCGTTGGTAGATAAAAGGGTATCATACAGTTCAGCCATCTGATTTATAAGACCAAATGTAAGAAAATTTAACAGCCAATTTATTGCTTTGCCTAACGCTTCCATTAATTTAGCAACAAACATTACGGGAAGCATGAGAGCTTTAATTGTAGGCTCTAATTCCTTGAGCATATTTGTGATGGGGCTTAAGATAATATCAATGCCTTCCATGCCTCCTATAACATTTGATAACGCTCCGACAAGCATATCTATCAAACCGACCAACGGGCCGCCCATTGCCGTGCCTTCTACAAAGTTTCCGACATCGCTTCCTTGAATTAAATTCATGCCAGCTTCAGCAAACTTTCCTCCTGCATACTGGCCATAGCCGCCGTAACCGCCGCGGATGGAGCGCAGCGCGTCATCAATAACAGTTGCGATTTCTCCCATAATGTCGTAGCCGTTCAAAATATAATCAAGCTCCTTTTTCATTTCTAAAGCCTGGATTGCTGCTTCTCTGCTAATTCCCTCTTCTATCACCAGGCGTTTAAGTGCCAATTCATATGTTGATCTGCTGGCGTCGTTTATTTGTTCCGTAAGATCAGTGAGATATTTTTCGCCCCGTTTATCTTTCGCTCTGTTTTCCATTTCATTAAGTTCTCGCAAAAGGGTCTGTAATGATTCATCATTACGATTCCATAAACCGGACTCTACCATTGCCGACAACACGGATCTTAATTTCTCTGTGGCATTTTCCAGTACACCAGTTTCATCAAGGCCTAGCGCTTCATACAGGGTAGGCATATCATTCATGTAATCAATAAGTTTATTTACTTCGGTAGTGTATTTTTCGATTGTTCCGAGGCCTCTTAAACTATTTACAAGTTCAACACTATAACCCGTTGCTTGTGATAATAATTTTACCCAGTCCGCATATACAGCGGAAACTCTACCAGCACCGTTTCTTTGTCTTTGAAGATCGGCAATAATAACATCAATTTGTCTTTTATGTTCTTCGCTTAAGCCTTCAAATACCCCGGTAGAGGTTTCCCACATTTGATCTCTTAAGCGTGTCCATTTTGCGATTTCCCGTTCAGCTCTTGTTGTCTTGCCTTCCTCAGTATCATCATACGCATTTTCAATCTTTGCTATCTCTGTACTTAATTCTCTTTGAATACCCAATAGTCTGGTGATTTCTGCCTGTTCTTCCCTTTCCCTTCTAATAGCCTCAGCAATTTCATCATATTGATTTACTAAACGCGACCATTCAAGCATCGCTCTGTCTGTTTGTCTATTTAGTTCAGATGTCCTTTCTGTGATTAATGATAACCGTTCATATCTCTCGGCTGTTTCTTCTATTTTGAAATGAAGAGCTATTAGAGCCTGTTCGTTGGTAGCAACACCAGCATCAAACGCAGCGATAGCGGCATTATTTATTCTCCTGTTGTTACTCATTTCGGCAATGCCGCCAACGATACCGGCATACCATTCGACTGCTCTTGCGATATTTCCTTGAATAAATTGCGTAAATCCGCTTTCTGATGCTAATCTGCCAAATGCTAATCTTAAATCTTCAATAGCAAGGGCATAATTTATTGATTCGCCTCTTGCTTCTTTTGTTGCAACTGCCGCTTTTCCAAAAGCATTTTCCATCGCCTCAAGATATATAACCTGTGCTTCCTGTAGGCGTCCGGCTTCCTCAAGCTGACGTACCATTCTTTTTTGTTCTTCGGTAAAAACAAACCCTTGCCGCGTTAATGAATTGAGCGAAGCCGATGGGTTTTCCAAAGCCTTTCCAAATATATTGGCAGAGCTTGTTAAACTTCCTCCCATGACATCGGCCATGTTTATCATGTTTCCGACTAATCGTTCAAAATTTTCTCCTGTTATTCCAGTGAACCCTAAAAGAACGGACTGCATCTGCATTATTTCATCGGCAGATCTTCCGGTCTCTGTTCGTAAAGCAACGGCCATATTTCTAAGTTCTTCGGAAGTAGTCCATGACTGCGCTCCGGTAGCTTCTAAAACTACTCCCAATCGAGCTAAATTTACCTCTTGCTCTTGAAATGCGGCAATGCTCTCTTTTGAAAATTTATTTATTGCTCCAATTACCTCTATTATTGCGCTTACGGCAGCCTGAGCAGGACTAACCATGCCCAAAAGTCCTGATGCTACCGACTTAAGCGGACCCGGGAGTTTATTAACAATAAGCTGGAAAGCACCGAAGTTTTTTGCCATGGCATCGGTTGACTTCCCGACTTTATTAGACATAGCCTCAAACGCCGCTAAATCTCCATTGGCTTTTACAACCCCGGTGCTGTCTACTTCGATAACCAATCTGCTTATGTCCGGCATAGAGCCTCCTTAACAGCTTTCTCTCCACGCTTTATTTGTCTCACTTGCCGCCCACGAACACATCTTGCGAATAAGCGACACTTCATAAACAGATAAATAATTCTTGCTCGCTGAACAATAAGAAGTAATATCTTGGTAAGTAACACCATCGGGACAGAGATAATAAAGATCAAGGAAAGAAGCAAACAGATCGGCAAAGCACAAAGGAGGAGGAATATCGCCGAACTCTTCGGCTTGACCGGTACGTTCCCACTTCTCGTATCCAATCGCGTCGATGATATGCTGGCGGTTGTCGTTATGTGTGTAGTGTTCAATTTTATCCCCCGCCTTTCTAGTTCTGTCAGCGTGCAAGAAAAAGAAGCGTTTTACAGCCTGTTCTAATTCTTGCTCTGCTCCGATAAAAAATTGGTTCGATCCCTCGCTTTGCTCAGTACAAATTCTTTTATCGCCGGGATTTTTGTGATCAACAATTTATATGACTCTTTATTGTTACCCAATTCCTTACCGTTAAGAGTAACAGGCTCGGGCTCGTTGCTGATAACCTTTGAATTTTTGCGCACCACTTTCCAGCCGCGAATGCCGGCGATGCGGATTATTACATCCTCATCGCTTGATTCCAACATTTCGTCAATGGTTTCATCGCTAAACTCTTCGCCCTTGTTTTTTTTCTCCTTTTCCGCAAGGCCTCTCAGCTTTTTCATTTTTGCCCGGCTGTGTTGTTGAACTATATCCGAGTCGTCGCCAAGGATGAGCAAATCAAAATCGGCGGGCTTGCCGTAAAGCTCGACAGGAAACCATACGCCGGTTTCCGAATTTTCCTGTGTTACGAGTTTATTTAAATCCATACTTTAAACTCCTTAGTTGACTTCAACAGAGCAAGCGTCCTCGTGGTCGCCGTCTACTGTCCTGACCGTTATTGTCGCCGAGCCGCCGCCGATAGCTTTCACATTTCCATCATCGTCAACGGTGGCAACACCTTCATCGTCAGATTCCCATGTAACCGATTTATCAGTCGCTTCTTCCGGCATTACAGTTGCAGTAAGTTGTTCAGTATCTCCAACTTCGAGACTGAGAGTATTGGTATTGAGGTGTACGCTCTCCACATTTACGACAGGGATCGCTTTTGTTTTTTTGCGGATAATAAAGCGATCTTCGCCATAAGTGTTGAACGGAAGCGCGTATTGAAGTTGCGCGTCTCCGCTCAGTGTCGAATTATTAAAACTGATCTTTAGGATAAACTCGTATTCCGCGTCGTCCTTTTCGCTATATACAGTTATATGAAGTTCGCCACCCTCACCCTGTTTGGCAAGGTTATACAACTTGCCGTCCTTGACATACTCGTTGATGGTTCCAGTAACGGCAAGCATTCCCAGCGCCTTGTCAATCGCCTCTTTCTGAAACAGTCCTTTTAAGTCGGTCATATTGTTTGTGATAGTTAAGGTTATATCCACACCATCAGGGTATTCTACAAGATCAGGATCATTCGGCCCTTTGAATTTCCAGTTGCCAACGAGAGTGATGAATTCCTCTGTAGTGAAGGCGGGGAGTATGTTGGCAAGGCTGATTGGCGCTTCGTCTTCAAGCTCCGGATTATTAGATCCCATAAGACCGAATGTAAGTTTTACAACCGCTCCAATGGTAAATGAAATATTCAGGGTATTTGCCTGCAAGCCCCGGAAAAGCTGGTACAGTTTCGGTTCCTGCGAATACTCTTTAAGCAGCGCGAATGAACGCTGCTTGTTTCCGGGAACCAGATCAAAAATATCATACTCGTCATCGGACAGTTCGTCGTTCTTGACAAACCCTTCTTCACTGCACAGCACCGCCTCAAGCAGTTTGTCATGTTCAAGCGAACGGAAATTTGTCACAAGGTCTCCTGCGTTTGAATCCGTCCCCCTGTGATCTTTGGATGGGTTGCGCCCCGGAAGTTTAGTATCTGACTGTATTATTTCGTAAGAGCCCTCAAGAGAACTTGATACCCAGTTCATAGGTTGCAATTGCGGCGAGGGCGGTAACGAGCCGTTATTATTTTCTTCGATAAGGTATAGATTAGTATTTACTGCGGTTTTGTAACTCATAAAAACTCCTTGAATAGTAATTCTGATAAAAGAATAAGCCCACATTATAAGGTTGACAATTCGGACATATTTACTTAGTATGTATTTACGGGGATAAAAATGAGTGAACAGGATACTATTGAAATGCTTGAAAAAATGGAAAAACGGCGGATAGAGAAAAAGAAAAAATGTATTTACTGCAAAAAAGAATTTTCAATGCGCGTATTGGCTGAGGAAATTTTAGTCTGTCCTCATTGTGCCTGCGTCCAGATGTCGAGATTAAATCCGTTACGCTTAAAACATGGTTTTCTTTTCCAGCAAGATCATCCAGCTCATCCGTCATACCAAAAACGAAAAGCAAAACTTTTATCTGATCCGCACTACAAGCCTATTTTTTATATTTAACTAAGTTGGTAGCGTAGCCGTAAACTCCGCCCGCACAACTGTCCTGTAGTAAGCCGCTTCCGCCCCGTGCATGGCGCGATATGTGCGCCGGATCATTATCTCTCCGAATGATTTTCCGCGCTGGAATAATTTTGTTATCCATTCGTATTTCGCCGTTGTTTCGTCCATGCCGGCGCCCAAGGGAACCATGATATCGATCTGTAAAATTCCATCCCAGCGGTTTTCGGCGTTCTCACCCAGACCAGCTGGCTCCGGCTCATTCGGCAAGAATGATAACACAAAGAAACGCCTGTCATCTGGTTCTTTAAACGGCTTGTTTGGGAGCGCTACATTAAGCGGATTTCCGTTGCCGTCTTTTTTGATATAGGAAACGCCGGAAAATTCGTTGAGTGTCAAAAATGCGTCGATTAGTGTTTGTTCGATGTAGGTGTCTGTCATTTAATTTCTCCTTACTGAAATATTGGAGTAAAAAGATGCAATAAAATTATTACCAACAAACTTAGAAAAAATCCGTTTAATGCAATTTTTATATTCATTTAAGCCCCTTTGCTACTTGCACAGCCTTTTCCCAAAGCTCATTCGCCTTGCTTAAAACCAGCCCTACCATGCCATGCGGGGCCTGTAGGCTAAACCCCTCAGCGGTTATCTTTGATTGTTTTTCAGTTTTCTGTTTCTCTACTGGCGGACTGTCTCCGTTTTGGTCTGCTTTTCTGCCGGGAAATTTCCTGCCTATCAATGATTTTCCTTGTCCCTTTGCCTTGCCGTAACCTCCGTATTCCAACATTCGTATATATGGCAAATTGTTTTGTATATATATTTTATCATCACCCTTGGCACTTTCAATTACTTTTGCGCCATCGGACATGACCCTGCCGCCTTTTCCCTTTGCCTGGTCATATTCAGTTGTTTCACCATTGAGTGTAACAAGCCAATTCTGCCGCGCCGCTCCAGTGTCAACAGGGGTACGCATAACAACACGGTTAAAAATGCTGAACGCAAATATATTGATAGCGTCACGGGGAGCGTCTTTCATTTTCGTTGCCCACTTTAGCGGGTCGGTAGCGCCCCCCTTCGTATCCCATCCCATAACTACTTCCTAAATAATACCTTTCGTGTCTAATATTTCGCGGATAATAAAAACGCCAAACGAATAAACTACAGCAATAACCAAAGCTACTATTTTATTTGAAACAAATTCGGCAGTAATGCCGCAAACAAAAATAAAACTGATAAAAGCCAGCAGAGAAAAAATAATTAGATTTTTGCCTCTTTCATCTTTCATCCAGTTACCTCATTTCCGTCTTTTCTTTTGGCTGATAATCGTCTGTCAATTCAATATGACAATCCGCAAACCGTTTTTTCAGTATCTTATAATGCAGTTTGTAATCTATGAAACTCATAGGAATAAACCATAATGGCCATGTTAAAGCAAGCAAAATAGATAAAAGCAATCGACCTAATACCGGAAAAAACTCTGCCGCATTGTCAATAATCGCGGTATAAAACCCTGATAATTTATAGGCAGTTTTTAACCAATGCCCGTATCCCTTGCGATATTCAATTAGTCGTTCATTAAGCGTCATTCTATCCACCTTACTTCCGGCATTTGCTAACAAACAAATGTATAATTTCTCATGCAAAAAAAAGAAAAGCAATACATTTTGGAACAAATCCCTTTAGTATAAGTTTTACTGGACTATACCCTGTGTAATTCTTGCTTTCTTTCCAGAACCATTTGATTCTTTTCAACATATTTTCCTCCTATTTTCTTTTATTCATTTCGTTGTGAAAGTTTTTTGCGAAAGAATATATCGCATCAACTCCCACTTCGGCAAGAACAAAATCCCGAATGCCATATTGACCTTGACTTTCAATACCTTCAAGAGAAAGCCTGTTAATAAGCAAAGTCAACTCATTCTTGAATTCTTGTTTTTTCTTTTCGTCTTTTGCTTTTTGTTCAAATGCAAGAGCAAGACCATCTGATTTTCCTTTTTCATCCATAATTGTTTCCTCCTAGCCATTTATTAGATGTTTCAAGCCCAATCCGATGCCGTAGAAAGCCGTAGCCGCGGCAATTCCGAGCATAATAATCATAATTATCTCTTCTTTAGCAGTCATATCTCTCCTACTTCCGGCATTGAAGCCGGTATAAAATTATTGTTGTAGCATCAGGGCTTACTTTGGTTGAATTGATCACCTGGTAGGCGTCTCTCAGTATTTTTCCTTTTTTGTCATACACTTCAAGCGAGGACAGACTTGGTTCCGGCTCCCCTAGAAGTACGGCCATGACTTTCCGGTCGCCTACCTTGATCACCGTGCCGTCAACGAGTTTGTCATCATAACCAGCAACAACACAGTAGCCGTCAAAACGTTCTTCCTGTTTTTCGTATTCGTTCGTAGCCGGATTGTATTCAGGCGGATTGCCTGGGGGATTGCCTGGGGGATTTACTAAGACACAGCGTGTGCCGTTGGAGCCCAAGAGGCGTTTCGCGGTGGCGGCTAATTGCAAATAGTTGACAGCCATTTAATAAAACTCCGACAGAAACTCGCCGGCTGCTTTTAATGGTTCTCCTTCATAGCCTAACTGTTGAAGATAGGCATATGCGTTTTCTTCTTCTTGCACATATTTTTTGCTTAACGCGTTAGATGTATCAATTTGTCCTAAAGCACCACAACCTATACCGCTCAATAAAAAAACAATGAGTGAAATAATAAAACCATGTTGAATGCCAACAATTATCGTGATAATTGATAAAAAAAAGCTTCCAAAAAACAAAATAAATGATATAAGAAAAGGTAGATTTAATAATATATCTAGTTTTTCGTATTGTTTTCTTAAAAGAATTATCTTTCCGTTTTTGTCTTTTCTTTTTTTCATACCCGCTCCACTTTTGCCGAGCCGACACTTGAACCGCCAGTAGCCGTCTCCTCTTTGCCGTAAAGCCCCCTGAGCAATTTATCCAGTATCTCAAATCTGGTTATAGAAATATTTTCCCTGTCTTTTGAAGTTGCATAACTTACGTCAACAGCGCCTTCCACACGCTCTCGCACTACTTCCTTGTTGTTCTCGGTACTGAACAGGCTGTCCTCTGTCATGGAGAGCCAAACGGCTTCACAGGTTGCTTTCCTCACCGCGGCAGGTACGCCTTCGACTGTGAAACCGTCCAGATCTACTCCGGTACGCGGCCACGCAAGACCCTGTTTGAGAGTCTTGCGGTTTCCCCGCCACTC